ATATTCTGCATAGGTACGGATGGATTCCTCTGCTGCAGGATCTTCAGCCCCATGGCATCGACTTCTGCTCTTGTAGGCTTTGTTTCAAACTTATCGGACACGTCAAGCGGAATGCACTCCGACCTGGCTGTGATGGTCGTTCCGAAGGTCTGCATATTGCCGACAACTTTTTCTGATTCGTTTATCCAATACGGAATGACGCTCATGTACGTTTCAGAGCTGTCGAGTTCCTCATTATAGTCGAGCATATTAACGCCGTACCGGATGGTGAAGTCTTTGTCCTCACCTCTTGAACCGTGCAGTATGACCTTAAATACATCCCACTCATATTCGCCTCCATACGTATCAAGTATGGAGCCCTCAGTGCCGCCAAGAATTGACTTAACAGAGTGCGGAAGTCCGTCTCCCAACGGGAAGTATCCTGTAGAAGTCTTGTCCGTATAATATGAGAATGGAGTCTCCTGCGCAGGATACCGGCATAAAAGCAATGCCTGACTCAGATTTGTGACGTTCTCACCTGCTGTCGTAAGATAGTTCTGCCTGTAAGATACGTGCACAGCGTGGAAAGACACAACTCCGTCAATCGGCCTTGTGCAGGATACAATGTCAAATGGCTGTACATCGCCGGTATCATCATGCTCTACACCGATGATTCTCCCTAGTTGAATCTCGTCAAAATGAGCGCCATCAACAGGGTACTCAAAGTCGCATTCGTATATTCCGTTTCTCTCTTCGGTCACGATGCAGGTAACGCAGTCACGCAGTCTGCCAAGTCCGTTATTGTTGAAAGACATTTCGTCTTTTTCATATAGAATTGGGATCATAATATCCACCCCACTTCCGCAATTCTCCATCTATAGCCATAGGCAGTTTTTCTTGTGCCTTTACAGCACTCGCTGATGTGTGCGTAAGCGCATCGCTGTTCTGACACCGCTTTCCCTGCGTCACACCAATTGTCCCACTCGTTCACTACTTCGCCTGTCTTCTTGTCAATCTGCTCTATTTTGGGCAAGTTTTCTCGTTGCTGTGCTTTGTATTTCTTCAAGCCTTCAGGACGAGTTCTGCCAACATTTTTTCCCCTTAAAAGTTGCTTGGTCTTTTCGGAGTGGTGTTTGCCGTAGAACCCGTTTTTTTCTCCGAAATGGGATTCACTGTTCTTTTTGTTGATTTCGTTTCTTCTCTCAAGTGGCAATGAACCCCAATCGACCATGTTGCCACCATCTCCACCTTCGCCAATGTTGTACAGTTCTGCACCAAGTTCTTTGAATCGTGCAATCCATCTTTTTTCGGCATTGCACAAATCTCTTTTTGTTAAGCACCACTCCAAGATATATGTATGGAACGCACCTTTACCATATTTTTTAAATGCTAACTTCAAATGCGTTCCTGAGCCTTTGTAGGACTTGTCAAAGCGCGGCTTCTGCCTCTTGCCGATATAGCAAATGTTATTTACATCGTTGATTGTCAAATAAACATAGCCAATCATAGTATCCACCACCTTGGCTTTATCTTGAGCGATGTTACAGTGTTGTCATAAGTGACGTCGTTGCTACCCACAGAGAGCACAGGGAGGTCGGATCCGAGATCAATGTATTTATTAAGGGATACTATCTCGCCACCCTCTATCTTGTATGCTTCTCCGATTTCGCAGTCTATATAAGTCGGATTGCCAAGAATCGACTTGGACGAATCAACCACTATCGAATTTGTCACTAAGGACGAATTCGTCCTCGTGATGGTGCCGGCAACTCCTGACGTTTGCGAGGAACCCTGCGGTATAGGGTGCGTGGTTATAGTGTCACGAGATGCGTTGTACTCGACACGCATTCCTACATTGCCACCGATGTTCTGTGTCGCAGAATCGGATCTTCTTGTATATGCGAGAACAAAGTCACCTTGAACGGATCTTGTTTCACTTGTTCCTTTTGTGAACGTCACTGTCCCCTCAAACTGCAGTGTAGCTATAAGTCCGCCCGATGAAACAAGCGTTGTGTCCCCCGAATATGAGGAAAGACTCACGTCTCCTGCTTTAGTCCAGTGAACCCGTACTTTCGATGTGAAAGAAACTGTAATTATGTCCCCGTTATTAGAGACATTGTTTGCCTTGATCGTCACAGTTCTTGCACCGCTGAACTGATTCTTTAACGTCACGATACCGAAGACTGCATCATCCAGCTGCATGTCATAGCCGTTGACATTGATGGCTCCGTATCCGGTGACCTCGATGAGCGGCTGTGCCTCATACGGGGTCGGGTTATATATCGTGTTGCCCGAAGCTATGCTCTGCGTTACTTCACCATTCATCAGGAATCTCTGAGGCATACAGTTGAATTTCACTTCAAAGATAGCGGTTTTCCCATGAAATTCCGGTTCTTTGTCAAATCCACTTGCATACGCTGCATATCTGAATTCAGAAGGATGATATGTATCCATCAGCCTTTGGTATCCAATCTTTGAGACTATAGCATTTCGGAAATCCTTTACTGACTCGTTAAATTCGCTCTGCGTGCTCGCCTGGATTGCGCAATTGTAAGTTACTTCAATGTTCTCCCATCGTCCTTGATCAAGCAGAAGCTCACCGTTGCGCCCTGGGATCGTGACAGCCTCGACATCCCGTTTTGGAGCAGAGTAATCGCCATCACCATCTATCACTACACCATATGAGTTGGAGCTTATTCCGCCAAATGAAAATACATTAGCTACTGCCATGCGAGTCGCCTCCTTTTCTGTTCTGTAATGATTTTCTGTACAGCTATATCAGCGATTTCTTCTGCGTTCTGCCCATTTGAAGCATAGACATTGACTGTAATACCTCCGGCGTTAGACCCAACAGCATCCACGATCTCATCCATTTTCTTCCAAAATGGAGTAAGCGGGAGGATGGCTTCGCGTCCATTTTCATTAAATTCATGAAACTTGTCGCCCTCAGCCATTACAACCCTACGGGAGAAAATACCACCCTCTGCATGCTGTGCCCAGCTGACACTGAATGATGGTCGACTTCCTTTACCACCGATCCCCCACGGAGCCTGACCACCAGAGACGGAGATCTTCGGCAGTGAGAAGTGCAGAATCTTTCCCAAGTTGACCGGGAAAAAATTCTTTATCTTGTCAAGTATTCCCTTGACCTTGTCCTTCATGGTATTGATCGGCTTCATGAATCTGTCCTTGATTCCGTTAGCTGCTGCAGTGACCTTGCCCCACAGCGCACTGCCGAGACCTGTTACGATTGTGGTTCCGATCTTGACAAGTGCTGCCGCTATCTTCGGAAGGTTCGCCAGCATCGAAGACGCAAACTTGCCGATGATCTGACCGGCTGCGGTAATGATCTTCGGCAGCGTGGTTGATGCCCACTGTGTCACCTTCTCGGATGTAAGGCCGTTAGCAAGCGACGCCAAATTAGCGCCGAATGTGGTTATCAGGCTGCTCACGTTTGCAAGCAATGTCGGGACGCCTTCTGCAAAGAATGTTGCTATCGCTCCAGGAAGCGACCGCACGATGGTCCCCAGCATCGGTATGAAGTTTCCAAAAAAGAATGTGCTTGCCGAGCTCATTAACTGACTCAGTGAAGCACTTACATTCTCGCCAATGGCAAGTGAGCCCAGGAAGTTCTGGAACGATGCTTTCATTGCTCCGAACGATCCGCTGAATGTCTCGGATGCTTCCGCTGCTGCTACTCCAGTCAGTCCGAGCTCGCCCTGGATGACATGAATAGCGTCGTAGACATCGCCCAGGTTGTTGATGTCATATTCGACACCCGTCAGCTTCTCAGCGTCTGCAAGAAGCCGCTCCATTTCTGTTTTTGTGCCACCATAGCCCAGTTTGAGGTTGTCGAGCATAGTGTAGTTCTGCTTGGCAAATCCCTGATAAGCCATCTGCACTGATTCAATATCGGTGCCCATTTTCGCGGAGTTGTCGGCCATGTCCATGATGGCTGTGTTCGCCGCTTCTGCCGCCTTCGTTACATCGCCACCGAATGCATTTTTGAGTGCCGCTCCGAATGATACAGCCTGTTCCGAATAGTCATTCATGGAGATGCCCGCCTTCGCCGCTTCTCTGGCGTATGATCTGGCAGCATCCGCGGCCTCACCGTAAAGTGTGTCCAAACCACCAAAATAAGACTGCTGGAGCTTGGCACCTTCATCCATAGCGCCCTTCACGCCCTTAACGATGACAGTCCCAATGGCTGCAGCAGCGAGAGCCTTCTTCGCGAATGCGCCGATCTTGGTGCCTACAGAAGTACCGGCTGATGAAGCCTCTCCGTCGAGCTCTTTTGAAATGGCTCCGCTGATACCTTGAGCTGATGGCACGATCTGTACATATGCAGTTCCCAGTGTAGTTCCTGCCATGTTTATTCTCCTCTAATTCGCGCGAGTGCAGCCTCGAACTCCTCAGGAGTCCTGAAGCCGACCGCTTTGTTTGATTTCTTATTTGGCTCGCCCGTGATTGCCTCAAGTATCGACTTTGGCATGTTCCTCCGATGCTTTGCGTCTTCGGAGAATCCATACTTAAACATCTCGACCCTGTCCGCTATCATTGCGAGTAACATTTCTTCGAGCGTGACCGTTGAACCGGCAGCACGAAGTTTGATTCTTGAGTCATCCCTCAAACCAGCAGATAAGGTCGCCACCAGCTTGACCGGAAGCGACCTGTAATCATATATCTGATATGTCTCGGCAAGATCGCAGATTAGTGCGTCCTCATCGAGATTTATCATGCTGGCGAGGGTTCTGAGTTTTTTAGTTCGTTTGCGGATTCCATGATTTCCTGAAGCGCATCGACCATTGCATCTGTCGCGACTTTGCCGTCAGCATCTCTGATGTGCTCCTTGAGTGCCTTGACGCCTTCCTTGCCCAGCATCATTCTTGCCGCTTTGACTAGTAAGCCCATCTCGCCTTCGTCAATGTCAGAGAGCACTTCGAGAAAATCCCAACTGCCGATCACGGCATCCAGGATCTCTACTTCGAATCCGTCCTTGAGTTTTGCTTTCATTGGTCACCTCCGTTTGCAGTCTTTTATTAGGACTGCTTAATGTACTCATAATGAGTTTTGCCGTTTGCGTCAGGCATTGCAGTGATGGTCACTCCGTATCCGACTGCATCAGAGTCTGAATAAGTGATGTCATCCAGATCCGTCAGAACACCATGAGGAATTACAATTCTCTTAACGGTGTTGCTGTTCATGATCATGTCGACAACCCATACGCCTTCCTCCGGCAGTGTGTTGTCCACCTCTACAGTAAGACCAGCAGAGAGTGTACCGGATACTTTGTCAGATCCGTATACTGCCTTCAGGACTTCATCGTTCAGAGCCTCAATGAGTGTTACCTGGAAGCTATCATTCTTCTCATCAAGAAGAGTCAGAACGATATCCTTGCCCCATGCTCTGATAAATGATGTTGAAGGAGCGCTGGCGTTTGTAAGGCCATCCTCACTGCAATATCCGAGTGACTTGAATGCTGCTGCAAGCGCAGTTGCTGCGTCTGTAGGAAGTGTGGTCCCTTTTGCAGCTCTCCAAATAGCACCACCGATCGCCGGTTTACCGGCAGTTACATTGCCTACTGTCTGTGCCATTTATTGCCTCCTAGTAATGTGTAATTAAATACACGGCCTGCCAGCGATACTGCTTGGTTGCCGTGTTCGTAAAGTTGTAATCTGTTTCGAGTTCGACTCGTGTTACCTGATCAAGCTGCGCGAAGCCATCCATCAAGCCCCTTACGGTGTCGTTCAGCGCCATAGCCTCATACAGAGACTCTGCATAAGACTGGACTGCCACCGTTGTGGTTATGATGTGATTGCTCCTGCTGGAACCCGTCTGCTCAATCAAAACGTAGTTCGTGAGCTCTTCAGGAGCCTCGGCGTACACGTTGACGGACAGGTTTTCGTTAAGGTAATCGAGTAGATCCTTGAGTATCATCGTCCGCCTCCTCTTGCTTTGAGCAAGGTGTTGTTTTCGTAGTTGTCCCTGCGAGCTTCTTCCGTTGCAGCGTGCACAGATGCGTTCGCCCTGGTCTTTCCGACCATTGTGGTAACTTCATAACCTTCTCCGGCTCTACTCTGTATCGCGTGTGCGTACTGTTCGCAGATAGCCAGTGCTTCGGAAGACTGCATTAGCTCTCGCACACCAGCTCTGTTCAGCTTGAACTTAACCTTGCTCATACCTTTCGACCTGTACCTTCTTGTTCCAGCTGAGAGGAATCATGTATTCGATGCCCTCAGTCGGGATATCGATGATCCGCCAGTCTTCGCCCAGGAAGCTGACCTTCTTGCCAGCAGACCAGTCGTGCGTGTCGCCCTTTGGTATAGCGAGCTGGTACACGGCTTTGCGTCCGCTGAGGTTGTAAGTGTCGAGCACTTCCGTTGAGCTGATAGGTGCATATAATACATTATCAACAGGGACCGGTGTCTCTTCATAAATCGGATGGTTCAGAGCATCGACTCCTGTTTGTGTTCTGTCGTAGAGGATGACCGTGATACCTTTCATCAGAAGACCTCCCTTATCGGAACGAGTTCCTCCGTCGGACTGTATGTTCCGATAGAGTTACCTGCGCCCAGGAGCTTCTTCTCGAGCTTTCCGATATAGAGCTCACCTACAGCGCCGGATCCGATTGTCCAGCTTTGCGAATAACCCAGTGCAGACATGCTGCCCTGCGTCGCTCCGATCGGTGCTCCCTGATCAGCTCCGTCGCCGATCGCCCTGATCACCATTCTGCAAGAAACGACTTTCTTTGCTTCGGCATCGGCCTCACTGTTGTAGGCATCTATGATGACGGCTGCATCATCGAGCATAGTGGCGCAGACAGTCTGCTCGCTCGCTGACAGTTCCCTCGACATGCGAGACAGAACATCATTAACTGTTGCGTATGCCATCATGGCCACCTCATTTCTTCTTTGCTGTTTTCTTGCGACTTGTTTTCGGCTCAGCTTTCGTGGTTGTAACAGGAACATCGGCCAGTTTGTGGCCGGCCGATTTGTATTCCTCTACTCTATTTTCCGCGACCCACATCACTGTGCCCATAGTCGCGTTGATCATCTTGACCACGGATTATTCCTGAGTCAGTCTGTTGAAGCAAGATACATCGGCGCGGAATCCGATCTCGATTTCAGCTCTTACTGCGAACATGTTCTGCTGGAACAGGTTGATTGTTGTGGCACCGCTTACGAGTGTTGCGTCGCTGGAGTAGTCAATAACTACGCCTTCAACTGTTCCGTACATTGCCTGGCTCCAGTCTCCAGCTACACCGAG